CGCCTTTATCGTCCGCAGGAATTACTTTTCCAGAGGGTCGATTTTGACGTTGTTCGTTGGTGACTTGATGGACGTGTTGAGGTAGTTTGTTAATAGTAAGGCAAGGTCTTGCGTTGATGGTCTGCCCTTGAACAGATCCGCGAGTTGCCAATACGTCAGCAGGCCATTGCCATTGATTATCTGGAGAACCAGCCATAAATCGAAGGTCATCAAGTTCATCCTCTCTCGATTCAGAGTATGCTGACATTGCCGTAGTAAACCGTGACCGCATCGCCGATAGCGTATCCCGCGGATCTTCTGCCGCCGTTGGGTTACCACCTACGTCGGCTACTTTAGCGACAATATTCATCGATGATTGGTCGTATGCCATTATTTTTTCTTTTTAGCAGTTTTAGCTGAGTCTTTAAAGTCTTTAGCCGTTGGTGCATTTTTGCTACCAACCTTGTTCATCTTCTCGCCACTACCCGCAGCTATCCTAGCCTGTTTTTTGTGGATGTTTGCGTATAGTCCAGGTTTAGTTGCCATTATAATTTCCTTAGAAATGTCGTGCATATTGCCCATGATACTTAGTTCTAGCTTCTTGTGCAACTAAATCTGCTAATTCTAAATCATCAAAAAGGCCAAAAAATTTACGTTCTTTGTTAACTGTTACCTGTACCGACCATTTTTTACTTTCTTTGTGCCAATAAACGCCTTTAACTCCAGATTTGTTATCTACGCGTTTTTTTGCGTTGTAGCTATTTTCTGATAGTGTAACAGAACGTAAATTTTCAATTTGATTATTTGATGGATTAGTATCTTTATGGTCAACTTGTGCGGGCATCCAACCATAAAACATTAAAAATATAATCCGATGAGTTTTATACATTTTTTTATTAACTCGTACTGCTTTATACCCATTTGTTTGTGTGTACCCTGCTATACTGCCAGCTTTTATGTTGTGCGAAGGCCTTTGCCGCCAATACAATTCGCCATCTTTGTATATAAAAATGGAATGTAAATATTCTTGAGTTAAAATGTCATCAGCCATGCAATTCCTCTTTAATTGTATTGGTTAGAAGCCTTGTAGGTCTGTAAATCTACGGGGCTTTGTTTATTATACCTTGCTACGAACCCATCCAACTGCTAGACGCTGCACCTTGGCTTTGATAAGTGCGTTTCTGAACTGCGCCCGTGTATTCTCTGTGCGCTACGGGAAAAGCGAAAGTTAATGCAATTGCGTCTGCTGCGTCAGGTGAGGACAGCCCTCTAGCCCGCATGTCTTTTTTACTTTCCAAGAAAATACTGCCCTTACTGTCAGGCTTCATCATGGGCGAGATTAGGTCACTTTTCAAATACCTATCACTTGGGATGGCCGCTGATTTCAGCCATTCCCTCATCTCCCCCCAAATTTCTGCCCGTTTGTTGCCGTACATCATGCCGTTCTTCGCTTTGTTGCCAAAGTTGACACCTTTTATCTTGTACCGTTGTTCCTTCAGTCTATCCACCACGCCAGCACCCAAACCACCTTCGTCGATGTTGACAAGCGCAGGCTGATATTCTTCAATAGCCTCAATGACCCGCCCCACCGTTTCCATTGTGTCGTCACCCTTATGCCGTTTGATAGCAATCACATCCCTTCCTTGTCGTACGGCAATCACCGTCGAGTCCGAACCAAACCGTGCAGGATCTACCCCAATGATGATGGGCGCCGTGTTGTCTTTATACCTCTCCCGTCGCATGGCTTCGTCCACCACGTTGACGCTGATGAACTGATCATCTGACGCGTTGGGGAACATACCGTACACCTCAACGTGCGCTTGCACAGAGTCAGAACCATACTCGTCAATAATCTGTTCATACACATTCTTGTCGGTGCCTTCGACTTGGCGGGCGTCAATGTTGCGATTCTTCCAAAACTCACGCTTAGAATGAAACGCCTCATAAAAATATCCTGAGTTGCGTCGTGGGTTACTGAACGCCATCCAAAACCTATGCGGTGTGTTTTCTGTAAAGAACCCTGAAGTCACCGACCAGATGGAGTCATCAATACCTGACGCTTCGTCAAAGATGACCATCACCCCATCATAGTTGTGAACCCCCGCGTAAGCATCAGGATTCTCAGCCGACCACAGTCGCCCTTCAACTCCCCAATACCGCGTGCCTTTCTTCAAGTCCCGTTCCACCAGTTCCGTCAGCCACTTAGCAGGCATGACCCGTGTAGCTGACACCTCAAACCAATGACTGTTGATGGACATACTTAACCACTTCGTAATCTCCGCCCATGTGACTGAACGGAGCTGGGACTCTGAGTTAGCCGACACGATGACCGTTGCGCCAATCCGTGTGGACAACATCCAATGTTCTAGCCAACTGACTAGCGCCGACTTGCCAATACCACGACCAGATGCCACCGCTTCTCGCATAACATCAAAGTCTACCTTGCCTTGGTTCTGTTTAATATGCTCGGCAATATCCAAGAGGATCTCACGTTGCCATTTGCGTGGCCCTGTGAAATTCTCAAGTGGCGTACCTTTCTGTCCCCAAGGATAACAAAAAAGTACAAAAGCTAGGGGATTATCCTTAACACTAGGCGACCAAAGCCTAGTCATTAGTTCTTGTTCATCTTGTACCGAATATACAGTCGTCTGCATTAATCTGACCTATTAGGGTGATAAATTTGTTCTGCTTGTTTACGTGCGTTTAACGCCGTTTCTTTATCAGTATAATAACCTAGATTATGCGTTACGCCATCAACTTCTATATGTGCTGTCCAACGTTTATCTCTTTTATGCCAACCAACGCCAAGTAAACCTGAATTGCTATTTGTGTTGCGCCGTCTATTTCTATTGTTTTCAAGGCAAGATACATCTCGTAAGTTTGATATTTTGTTGTTAGCGGGGTTGTGGTCTATATGGTCTATGCTGTTTTTGGGCCATTCGCCGTACATATAAAACCAAACTAAACGGTGAACTTTGTATAACTTTCCATCAATGCTTGTTTGCAAATAGCCTTGCCTACCTACGCAGCCAACTATTCTGCCTGCAGGTTGATTTTTAAGTTTGACTTTTCTAGTAACAATTCCTGTATCAGGATTGTAATCAAGCAACTCTTTGAGTCTGCTTTGGGTTAAAATCTGTGTAGTCATTGCCGTCCTCATTACGGTTATTGATTAGAAGCCCTTGATCGTTAGCGCGTTCAAGGGTTTTGTTTATTATAGCACCCTCGATGACTCTCGATTGTGCTTGCTCAAGCGCAGCCGTGATGCTAATGCGTTGTTCGACATCAATGGACAGTTGCTGTTTAGCCACCCAACCATGTTGATGCTTAAGGATTTCTAACGCCGACTTAGCGTCGCCTGCCCGTGCCGCTTCGTGCAAGATGCTAGACAACTCCGCCTCGCCGTCCGCTTTGCCTTTAGATTCTGCATACTCAGCAATTGGATCTAACTGCGTGAGTTGTCGGTATTCAGTAGGTCGCATCCCAGCCGCTAAAGCTAAGGTGTCACCTTTCAATCCTAACTTGGCAGCATCGTAAATGCGTTGCAATCTCGACTCAGTAGCTTCGAGTTTGCGTACCTCATAAGGGAAGGAATAGAAGTTATCGAACATTTGCATAGTGTATCAAAATTTTAGCTAGGGGGCGTGCAATTTTTTTCAAAGGTTTTTTAAAAAAAATAAAAAGTTTTTGCAAACCCTCCGTCGACGCAAGGCCCTGTGCTTCAGGCCCTACCCCCCCCATGCTGCAAACTTTTTGCTTTTTGCTTGCGGGCGCCTGGCCGCGTGCAAGATGTGGTCAATGTGGTCAATGTGGGCTATGTGGACAATGGGTTATAAGTTGATAAGAGTTAGCCGTTAGCCGTTACCATGTGGACAATGTGGGCTATTAGTTTTTAATTGTCCATCTTATCCATGTGGGCGCCTTTGGGGCTATTTGCGTGGACAAACGGCGTGGACAATGTGGACATGTGGACAACGACTTTTTAACTGCTACAAGTTGATTATTTAAACGCTTGTTTAATATATATTTTTAATCTTAATGAATTAGTAGAATAAACTTATCCACATTATCCATCTACAAGCCTACTAAGCCCCTAATGACTTTTCGCATTGTCCGCAAACTTGTCCACTTGGACAACGTGTTTTATCCACAAATAACTATTTTGCATTTATTTGAAAATAGTTGTTTACAAGTGTAACAAAATTTGAGATACTAACTATGTAGTAACTAATTAAATAATCTAAACGAAAGAAAACAAAATGAGCATAAATGACCAAAACAGATTACAAGAACAAGTAGCGCATATTGTCAACAATATTGAGAATGGCTACTATTCAAAAGATAACCTAGAAGTAGATTGCGACATAGACGGCACATATCGTATATGGAATAGCGAGAAATACGAAGTATTCGACGGTAAGGCGTTTGAGACCGAAGAAGAAGCCAAGGCATATTTGGACGCGTCCGAGGGCGAATCTATCGACGGCTTAGACTATCTCTCCGATGTGTTAGACATCGAGTATGTTGTTAACTCAAGAAAAGAATATTTAGGCGCGCGCGTTCTCGTTGCTTTTGGTGGTCCAAATATATGGATTAACACCCGCACAAAGCAAGTCGAAGGCTATTGGTGGGGCGATAAGTCTATTCAGTCGTATAACGACGATTCTTTAAACCTAGATGATGCACTAGAAACTTTATATAACTGCTAAGGGGCAAACCATGAACAAAACAACATTGATTGACTACATATTAGGCGGGTTATTTATGGTGGTAATGGGTGGCGGGTTAGCCCTCATATGGTTAGTGGCGAAAGGATGGTGGTAATTATGAGCCAACTATTTGAAGATGTGGCGAAACATGGGTTTGTCTATTGTGAATACAATCAGGCGCTCATAAGCGCTCAGAACTTAGACCATAGCCAAAAGATGCGCCTCATCAAGGCGCTGATTGAAGATGTATACACGACCGCAACGGAAAACTATCAGGAGACTTTATAACATGGCTACACTTTACGAAATTGAACCCGATAACCTTAAAATAATTGACTATACTCATTTTGACTGCTGGTTTGAAAAAGATGAGGAAGACGATGAGGATTTAGATGAAACCCTAGAGCAATACGCGAGCGTAGCAAACGAAGTAATAGCGGTATGGGAACAATCACTAAACATCAAACTACCGCGCCCAAATTTTTTAAAAGATGGCATTTCGTTAGGCTTTGAAGTTGTTTGTGAGGCTATCGTTAACGCGGGGTATAGCGTCTACCACGGCGACGAATTTATCGAGATATACGCCAAGGAGGTAACACAATGAAAAACCCAATAGGCGCATATGCAACGATTCAATATCGCGACGAAGCTAACCCGATAGAAAACTATTATTTCAGTTTTGGGGACGCGGGCATTGATTACGAGAACGACGAAGGGCAGGACTGGGGCAACGACTCCCACGGCGTCCCCGATACTCATATTTTTTATTACTGCAACGGCGAAGAATACGAGATGATAAAACTCATGGAAGATGGCGCGCACGATTTTAAGGTTTTATCTTATGAACTTATCTATGAATTGGAGAGCGTATGAAAGTAATGATTGAAATAAACCTACCCGAAGGGCAGAAGATACCTACTAGCGAAGATATTTTACGCTTAACAAGCCCTGATTGGATTAGTGATTGGTGGCATATCGAAGATGTAGGCGATTGTTTAGCCCCTCATTACGAATTATCGGAAGAAGATTGTAGAGAAGTTTTACGGCGCGTGTCAAAGTATCGTGACCCAAGCGAAGGTATGAATTGGAATACCCTCAGATATTACGCTGATATGGTTTTTGAAGAAAAAAAAGAGGTTACGACATGAATACGGCTAACTTAAACAGATTACAACGCTTTAAAGAGTTGTTATGGCAACGATACGACGACAGAATCAGAGATGAAGAAGATTGGTTTTACAAGGGTTGGGGTTGGGAGATTAATTTTGTAGAAAACAACGATCAAAGTAGTTGCGTTGCGTATCGGATTAAAAACGGCATTACGGACTGGAGTGATTATATTGTCCTTGAAAAATACGTCAAAGAATGGAGAAAAATAGCATGATATCAAGAGACGAAATAGAAACAATTTGGGACGCGTTATGCGATATGCGCGAAAATTGCATACCTGAAGGCGACGCCCAATACGATGCAAAATGGGGCGATATTTGCACGATAATGCACAAAATCGAAGAAGAACTAGAGATATGGGAGAACGTGAGTTTAGACCCTGACGCCATGATAAATGCGGTTAAAGCGATTAATAAATCTATTAGAGAGGGTTTATAAAATGTATATAGTCCATTACAAGATTCAAGGCGAAGAATACTCCATACGCTTTAACACCAAAACAAGCGCGCAATTGTTTGCACGCAAATATAACGGAAAGGTAACAACATGATTCACGCCTTAATTGTTTTAATAGTAGTGTCTTTGATTATTGCAGTATTTGATTTATAAACCTCAACCACTAACTAAAAAGCCCCTTAATCGGGGCTTTATTTTTATCTAGTCTTTACTACTTGGGGCGTGGGCGTATCCTCTAGCGCCCGCCTTAATTCGGACTTACTCAAAATCCCCGCCAGTTCGGGCGACGCGTAGATATGCTTCTTGGTGTCAAACTCGCGGGACTTGATACGCCCACAGTCAACCCATCCTGCTTCTTTGAGCGCGTGTAAGAGCGCGGATTGTGGCACTTTCACGCCACTAGGTGCAGTCCCCGCCAAACGGTCACAAAGCGAGTGGAAGGGTGAACCTATGACGCCCCGTGTAAATTCCCCCACACGGTTACGCAACATCTCGACAAGATACGACTCAGCCATACTCATGCCATGCTCTACAAGATTCGCTTTAAACTCTGTCATCGCTGGCGATGCTGACGGGTTAAATTGGCTCACGTCACGGGCGTGTAGCCACGCTGAAATCGACTCGAATCCCCCCTTACGATACCACGCCCAAAGCGACTTGGCACGGTCAGGATTCATACGAGGCGCAGCTGACCACACGCAGAACCATCGACGGTCTTGTGTCGCTAAACTGATTGGCACGGGGTCATTACTAAACGCTAAAACGAACACGCGGTTAGCCATTTGATATGGATGTAAACCCTTACGGTTAATCGGTAACATTTCAGGCGGCGCGGCAATGATTGGCTTAAGTTGGTTTGCCAACTGTCTGCGAGCTGACGCGTCAGGCTCTTTTAATTCATTAATCAAAAGTATCTCGGACTCAAGTTGATAACCCCATTGTGAGTTAATGGAGTTGTTATCCATAATCCCCCTATTTTTGAGGTGACTACCACACACCGCCCATATGAACGGCGCCCACATCGTGTCTTTACCGCTACCCTCATCACCCCCATGCAATACGGCATGATTAATTTTAAGTTGTGGGTGTTGCACCTTAAACGCCATGATGTTCAGTAAATGGTCTAACTCATCAGGGTCAGGCACAAGGTCACGGCAATGGTCTAACCACGCTAAAATCGAATTATCACTCGCAATCACGCTCGACACGTCAGGCCTGGCATCACGCCAACGATTACCAAAAAGATCACCGTCACGCGAAACAATAACAGATTCCCCCGCAGCGTAAGTAATCCCAACTAACGCCTTGGCGCCCATCGCCTGACGGTTCTCATCAAAGCAGTTACTAGGTAGAATACGAGTGCCAGAGTGAATAGATTTACAGTCAATATGACGGAACAGGGCATTAAAGGTCTGACGGCTAATCTCGCGTCTGTCTTGCATATCGAAGTAAGACTCATCATCCTGAACGTAAGCAAACCTTTCATACCACTTGGACTTTTCGACACGTCCAAGCTCTTTACGCTCAACCTCGGCAATAATGGCATCGGAGTCAGTTGTAAACATCTCGCTTGGGCTAATCTTGGCAAGCGCTACGGTCATCGCTTCGGCTATCAGGTCATCACGCAAACCATGATTGACCGTTGGGCCACCATTGGCACCCACCCACGCTAAAAACGACTTGGAATCAAAGTCTACGCAATGCGAATGTAAGCAACAGTAACTACGGTCTAGGGGCTTGTAACGCCCTTCGGGATTGCCATCGGTATGCTCGGCGCTATTAGGGCAAGTGACGCCTAACCACCCCTCGCCATTAATTTTGGACAAAATGAGGCCTTGGTTGTTTAGCCATGCTAACACGTCATCACCGCCATTGTCGATAAGTCGAACAGGTGTGTAGTGGTTCGTATCAGCAGGCGCAGGGGTCACGTCAAGTGCCACGCAAATATCGTCTAGCGTGTATTCACGGGTAGGATTAAACTCAACAAGTTTGGCTTCAAAGTTATCACGACCAGGCTTGAGGTTAACAGAACCAGGCAGACGCACATTGCGAACGGCATTGGTAGCGCCTGCATCGGTGTAACCTGCGTCTGCAATCGCCTTGACTGCTGCGGTAAAGTCGCCCTTGGTAGGTTGTTCTGAGAACGCGTAACCGTATTGAAAGTTATCAGGGCTGGTCTCAAGTATCCATGTCGGCTCAAGGGGCGGGGTTTTGGACTTGGTGCCGATATCATCGAGCATCATAAACAAGACATACTCGCAGTTGGCGGCTGACGCGGATATGCGCCCTTCCTCAAAGCGATCAATGATAAACGACGCGGTATTGATATACCACGCCTCACCTTGACGTATCTTCTGACTAGGCAGATAAGCAGGCCATGTGCATTTAATAGCGCCATCGGCGTGGAATTGCATCTGACCGTCCTTGAGTTGTGGCTTTTGACGCACAATTAGGGCAGTTTCGCCTTCTGGAGCTAGTTTTGTTATATACTCTAATAGATTTTGCATTTTGTTTTCCTTTTCCGTGAGAAATGATTTGTCCCCTAGCTAACACTAGGGGATTTTTTTTTGTCTATTTACTTTGTTAACCGATACGTATGATATTGAAACTCTGCTTGCTTACGGGCATTTACGGCGTCAATTAAACGGCAATAGTTTCCAAGCCCAAGTTTTCTTCTTTTAAGCGTAATATACGCGCTCCATTTTTTAGCCCGTTTATCAAACGACACGCCCACATGGCCGCTTAGATTATTTTTTCTAAGTGGTTGATTTTGAGCGTTTTCCGATTGCGTAGCTAGTCTAAGATTTAAAATGCGGTTATTGCTTTTGCACATATCTATATGGTCAATACTATTCGGCGGCGCGTAACCGTGTACGTATAGCCAAGCTAAACGGTGAGCGTAGTGTCTTTGCTTTTGAATAACTATCCTAACGTAGCCGTGCGGTAGTAAAGAACCAGCTATTTTTTTGCTTGTAATCCAAACAAATTCGCCTGTATTGGGGTTGTATTCAAGCAACGCTTTTAGTTGCGCTTGTGATATTATTTTGTTAGTCATAAAGCCCCTTCACAACAGATTATGATTAGAAAAAAACGATACCCGCAACGGTTCGTTTTTTTCGCTTTTGGTCTTACAGTTTACATCATTCATAATGCTGAATCACGCCCCCCGCAACGGCTAAGGGTAAATCCTGACACCACTTAGGCGGCGTTAGCATAATTTCTTTCATGCGCCTGCATACTCTATCTGCTTCTGCTTCTTTACACTCCACAAGAATTTCATCGTGAATTGTTGCAACGGTAGCAAAGCCTTCTTGGTCTAAAACACGGCAAGCGTGACGCAACAAATCATTAGCGGTTGCTTGGACACAGTTTTCGATAGCGATACCATGCCACAAACGCGCTCTAGGCCACTCTTTATCTGTTGCAGCAGGTTTCCACGCCGCTTTTGCGTATGTAATGCCATCTTCATCAAGTCTAGCAAATGGATAGCATAATACACGACCAGATGGTAGTGCGTACCACAAGTGCAACCCGTCAAACAGATACGTTATCTTATCGGCTGTAAACTCATGGTTTTTATTTCGCATCGCCCTGGTATATGCAGACTCTAGCTTACCCCACGCCTGTACTGCCCAAGGATTACTACGCCGCCATGCGTTTACAGTTCGTTTAGCGTCGGATTCGGGCAAATGTATACCGTAAATACGACCCATAGCTTCAAATGCGCCTACGCTCCCTCCAAAAGCACACGCAAGAATAGCAACTTTCCCAATGCTACGTTGCTGAGGCGTAACATCTTTTTCTTCGCAATGGAATATACCTGCTGCCTCACGTATGTAAACATCTTTATTCGACTTAAACACGTCAAGCACTTCTTGAGCGCTTGCATGGTTACTTAACCAAGGATTTACCCTAGCTTCAATTGCGTTCCAATCGTAGCAAACAAAAACATTTCCTTTGGCAGGTATTAACGCAGGGCGAAGCATTGATTTTAATACGTCAGTTACTTTTCGTCCAAAGGTAGGGACAATTGCGTGGCCTCTAACCATAGCCTGTCTAACGGCAGCGGGATTTTCAGCAATTTTTCTCGGCATATTTTGGAATTGAACTCCATAAGAACTTGTGCGACCTGTTGCTGATCCTCCAGCGAATATAAAAGCACCTCTGACTCGGTTATCTTCTTCATCTGCTAACTCCTTTAATCGGTTGAATTTCGCAACACTAGACGCCCATAAATCGGTCGCACATTGGATAACATCTGCAACTTGCGGCGGTACTTCATCGGGGTTTTCTTCAGCAAGAATAAGAAGGTTAGCTCGAACTGACTTGTCGATTGAATATTTCTTTTCTCCATCTTTATACACTTCCATTAATTTTTTAGCTTCATCACCAACACGCTCTAGCACCCACTCACGCATCTTGGGGCTACGCACACTCATGATTGCGCCCTCTGTTACCTCGGCGACAATCTTTTCAATTTCTTCTAGTTCAACACTAGCATACTTAATCGCTGACTCAGCTAATGGCTTATCTAACAATA